CAAGACGGGGAAGTGGTGTTGGAGGTTTACTGGCACCCTCTGACAATTGCTGAACGCGAGTCAATTCAGAAGAATTCTGACTCTGACGATGGCAACGAGTTCGCGTTGATTTTGATGATCCGCAAGGCTTTGGATGCGGACGGCAATCGTTTGTTCCAGGATGGAGAAAAAGCTGTTCTTAAGAATTCAGTTGAAGCAGCCGTTTTGCAGGAAATTCAACTGGCGATGATGTCCTCAGGCGCAGAAAGCAAAGTGGAGGAAGCGAAGGCAGACCTAAAAAGCAAGTAAAGACTGGCTGTTTCTCTACTTCCTGGCAAAGGAGCTAGGAATGACTGTTTCAGCTCTTGCTGAGCAGCTCACCGTAGAAGAAATGCTTGGCTGGGCAGCGTTTTACGAAATAAAAGCAGAGGAGGAGGAAAAGGTCATGGATCGTGCGCGTTCCAGCAGAGGAGCCAGAGCGATGTCAGCGCGATAGACTGAGCCGAGTAGTCGCTGTACGTTTAGCCATGGCCGATTATGGCATTAACATCGGCGTAAACGTACAGTCTGGCCCCTTAACAAAATTGACTCAGCAGCTTAAGCAGCTGCGAGCCATTGAAAAAGACTTAATAGATATACAAAAAAGCGGAACCGTTAGTCAGAAAAAAGTTTCTGAAGCGCGAAGGGCAGCAAAGGACGAGATAAACGCAAACAAGAAAGCAGCTTTAGACGCCGCAAAAGCGTTTAATGAACAGACTGGTATTTTAGAAAAAGGCACTGCTGCTTTAAGAGAGCAAGAAAAGCAGTTTCGAGCTTATAGGGCAGGAGCTAAAAAGGCTAAAGATGGGTGGACAACTTTTACTCAAGCGATTGTAAAAACTAATTTTTCAGCAGCTTTTGGCGAGTTAAAAGCCTTAAATCGAGAAGCAAAAGCAACTGCTGAAACGTTCAATTTAATGGCGCGAGGAGGCGGTGGCGTCTCATTTGCCAGAGGCGCTTCTATTCAAGATTTACTTGCGTTTAAGCCAGCAAATACAACTAACGCGCTCAATGCTTACGGAAATGCGCTTGAAAATGTTTTAGTCGATGTGGATAGAGGCAGTGAGATGTTTAGAGAGTTAGCTGCTCGTATTGCAGAAGTAAACCGACAGTTAAGCGACACATCAAGCATGAAAGGCGTGCCAACAACTATGTATAGAGACCCTATAGGTCCAAAACAAAGACCTGGGTTTTTTAGCAGAATGCGGCAGTCAACTCGTTTTAGAGATATAGCCACAGGAGGGGGTTTTCCGCTGTTGTTTGGCGGCGGCCCACTTCAAGCTTTGGCTGGCGGTATTGGCGGTGGAGCGGCAGGACTTGGCGGTGCTATTGCTGCTTCTGCGCTTGCAAGTCAAATAGAAGCATTTGCAGTAAGCGCTGCTCAGGCTGGGCAAGCATTGCAGTCTACGGGAGGAGCCCTTGAGTTTGTTCGTGAAAAATCTTTGTTCAGTAGCGCGGAGGCTGAAAATCTTGCCGCTGAACTTGAGAAGCAGGGAAAAGTACAAGAGCTTGCCACACTCCTTACGAACGAGCTTACAGATGTCATTGGAACATCTGGCCTTATTGCGCTTCAAGACTTGGGAGCCACTACAGATGAGACGACAAAGCTGTGGAATCAGCTGACGACTCAGCTTCAAATTTTAATTTCAGGCCCCTTAAATGGCTTCTTAGAACTTGTAAATAAAATCCTTGGAGCTGTAAATGAAGGCCTTAAGCCTACGGCTCAGCAAGATTTTGTGGCAGTTAGGAATAGAGTATTAAAGAGTGGAACTGCTGAGCAGATAGCTCAAATTCAGGCTATTGAAGCGCAAGTTAGGGGAACAAGGCAGCTTACTTCGCAGCAAATTCGCAAAGGGTTTGACCCGACCGGACCTCTTACAGAAGCTGGGGCGTTAACAGGCTTAGAGCTTGCAGAAAAAGCAGGGCTCACGCCTAAAATTGCTGTTACCAAAGAAGATTTAAGAACAATCACGCCTCCAGGGAGTAAAGCGGCAGGAGGTGTAACAGATTCAGAAAAAGCGGCTGCAGCACTTAGAAAAGCACAAGAAAAGCTGCAAATCATGCAGCAAGAAGGCAGCCTTGCGAGAGAGCTGAAGAAGCTTGATTTTGAACGCGCTACGGAGATAGATAAAATCAATAAGCTTGAATCTGCTACAACAGAAGAGCGTTTAGCGGCTACTGACGCTACTAACAAATTGTTTGAGGCAAGAAAAGGCGATGCTATAGGCAAAGCGTTAGGTGAAGATCTTCAAAAAGCTATAAAACTAAAAGAAGCTCAAGAAGACGTTCTGAGGCCTTTGGAGGATCAGAGGAGATTGCTTGAAGGCAAGCTGGAAGGAAAAGAAGAAGAAGTCCGCTTGCAGTTGGAGATCGAAAAGATTCTCAGGTCAGTTGAGGGCTTAAACGAAAAAGATGTTGAGGCTGCTGTCAGGAAAAATGCTGCACTGGAAGAGCAAGTAAAACAAGTTGAAAGGCTTGAGAAGTTATATCAACAGGTTGGTTCCGCCATTGAAAACGCACTGGTTGACGGGATCATGGCTGCCATTGATGGCACAAAGAGCTTGCAATCAATCGTTTCCAGCCTTCTCAAGGATGTCGGCAAGATGTTCTTGCAGTTTGGAATCAAAACGGCTCTTAACTCTGTTAGCCCTTCTGTATTCCCAATGGCGCAGGGTGGGTTTGTCTCCAGCCCTACTCGTGCGCTTGTTGGTGAAGGCGGTCAAGGCGAGTACGTCATTCCAGAAAATAAGATGCGTGAAAGCATGGCGCGGTATTCGCGCGGTGCTCGCGGTGCTGCAGTCGTCCCGGGTGCAGGGGGCTCTGGAACGTCAGGCGAAGGTGGCGGAGTTGCAGTTGCCGCACCAATCGACGTTCGCTACACCGTGGAGCGTATCAACAGCGTTGACTATGTGACCGCTGATCAGTTCCAAGCTGGCATGAGGCGAGCTGCTGACGAGGGTGCTAAACAGGGAGAGCAGAAGACACTGAAGCGGTTGCAGATGAGCAGCGGCACTCGTAAGAGGTTAGGGATGTGACGCAATTTGCTTTCGGCCACGTCCTAAGGATTACGCCCAGGGACACTGTTGACTTTCGGTTTCAAAACTTTTTCATCGGTAAACAGATGACGCACAACGGTGACGAATATCAGTTCGTTCCGTTTGGTTTTTCTGGTATTACCGTTAATCGCACAGGCGATGGGCTTGAAGCTTCACTGGTTTTCCCCAATAACGATTTATCACGCTCTTGGGGTGTCAACGCCATTGAAGGTAGTTATTTGATGGAGGTCGAAGTGTTGGTCATTGAGGATTCTGACCCTGAATCAGGTCTTACAGCAACACATACCACCGTTCACACCTATACCGGCCAAGTCACTGGCGGACAATGGGACAGCACCTCACTTAACTTAGAGCTAAGTTCTGTCTTGGATGCTGTTGGAACGGACGTGCCAAGGCGTTCATTGACGCAACGCATGGTTGGCAACTTACCGGTCACCAGTAATGTCCGACTGCGTTGATTTAATCGGAATGCCGTATCGCTTTGGTGCTGACGGCAGTGACGGCTCTATCGACTGTATCCATCTGTGTTACCAGGCATTGGAGCGGATGGGCATTGAAGCGCCACCGTTTAAGCAGTCTTGGTACGAAGCGAGCAAGTGGGAGATCTGCCGTGACCTTATGCGTTGGGGTTCCCGCGTAGATCGGCCTCAGTATGATGGGGACATCTTGTTGCTGCCGGAGCGGTCTTGGACATTCGCAGTGATGTGGCAGGCGGGCATTCTTTACGTTCACCCGGCGCTAGAGAAAACACAGTGGTCTTCGGCCCAAATGTTTTTGACATACCACTGCTTCCGTACGAAAAGCAGTTAATTAAAACCATTGGTGTAACAGAAGAGGAATATAAAAGATTTGCTGCTGAAGCAAGGAGACGAGGCGCGGTAAGACCACTGGAGTATGAACATATCCCTAACATTCAAAACGCCCTTGTAACTTCTGGAGCGGTTATAGCTGCAACTTATTTAGGCGGTGGTGCAGCAAAAGGCGCAACAGCAATAATTCTTACAAATGTGGCCATTGGCCTTGTGCTGACTGGTGTTTCTTATTTACTGACACCAAAACCGAAGATGCCTGAGGCATCAAAGCGGTCGCAGCTTGATCTTGGAAGTGTCAACGCTGGCAGCCGTTTTACGCAAAGTCGAGGCTTTGACACGATTACAGAGCTTGCAGATTACGGTTCGCCCGTTCCGATCATCTTTGGTCTCTACGACGAAGCTTCAAGGGTTGGCGGAATGCTTGTCACGCCAAAGCTGGTGTGGTCACGGATGTTTAGCCATGGAACGCAGCAGTCAGCCAAGCTGATGTTCGTGGTTGGCGAACAAGGCTTCGGTGACGACATTGCCCCTGACGGTATTGCAAAACCGGATCTTGAAGGTATTTTTCTCGGCAACAATGCATTAGATGTTATTCACCAAGATTTCTTTGCTTTTTACTGGAAAAGAAATTCAACCGTTTCTGGAAGAAGCCGAATAAGAGCCGCAAATCTGGCTCATGGAACGCAAGGCGGCGCAGACTCTGGAGACCCCAGCGGGGATGCTGCTTCTGATGATGATATGTTTTTGTGTCCCAGCAATGAGTCTGATAAAGCTGCAGATTTTTGTCACGCATATTCTCCAGCCAATAACACGCAATTTGGAATGCATGGGGCGATTCCAAATGGCAACGGTTACAGAGTAAATTACCAGACTGTCAGTATTATTGACGGCATTGAAAACAGTCAGGCTCATGCGCTTACGCTACGTCGAATTAAAATTGTTGGCGACAGGGACCGCAACATTGATATAGGAGATGAGGATCTTTTAAAAGAAGTACGCAAGCAGGACCAGGACGGGGAGGGCCGTCAGTACAGCCCAAGAATGGGTTTGGTCAAGCTTGTCAAAAAGAACAATGGTGGCACGATTACTGTTGATGGCGACTATTCGGGGCAGCTAACGGCTGTTGTAGACGTAAGGTCCAATGATGAGCTTATATTTGAAATTGACCCATCAAGCATTCCCGAAGACAAATATCAGCGCAGTAGCAACAGGGGCGGCGAAAATGTTGATGATATAAATTCAACTGTTGCTGCAGAGCAGATTGCTGCTGATGACGCAATGCAGCTAGGCGAAAGGTTTGCTATTGGCAACACTATTTGGAAAGTCACTAAAAGAGCTTTGCGTCGATACGACCCTGATGTTGATAAGAGTCAGTTCATTACTTTGCGTTGTCTTGATTCAGATGAATCGCGACAAAGGCAAGTTGGCCTAGTTAGCCGTGAAAAAGTTATTCAGCCTGCCCAAGGTTTTATCAGTGATGGAGCGGGGGTAGGCGCTGGGTTTTTCCCTCTAACATCTGTTTCAACAGGCTTGATAAGGAACAACAGACCTGCTGTTGTAACTGAAATTGGCTTACGCAGCAAAGTATTTCAGCGTTTAAACGGCATATGTGCTTTCAATAATGTTCCAACGCCTGATGAGTTGGACAAATTTGAAGACGAAGAGGTCACTGTAAACTCTGGAACGTATACAGGCGCAATTAAACGATCATCTGTGTTCCAGGTGTTTGTGCGCCAGGCTGGATTAGATGAAAACGGAGATCCTTTCATTTTTCAGCGCATAGATTATTACTTCGTGGTTACAGGTAGCAGGTCAGTCGATCAATACAATTTTATTCGTTTTATTCATCCCCAAGGCTTGGCGGAACTTGAGTTTAAATTTGTAGGCATTCCTGCGTCTGAGTTGCGTTCTCTTGGTGACAACCAAGAAGTGTATA